GGGTCTTTATTTTATCAGTAAACTCTCCTCCACAGCCGACCAGATCCCGGTCCCTAGCTAGATCAAATCTTAGCAGCGAAAGCAGCCACAGATGTTACAACTTTTCTTGCCCATGCTGTATTATTTTGAGCGTTTGCCAGGTCTTGAGTCCTCCAAAGCACGTTTGGATGTCTCACGAACGAATCTTGAGTAAAAATTGTGTCCAAATAATACTGAACTTTTGGTGCATCTGCGCTCATTTCATCATTTTCAAGCTGTGTGTATGCTTGCCTTATTTCAAACATTATTAACACTGTTGGCTGACTGTTTGCTTGATTTTGATTCCAATTTGCAAAATCAGGTGTTGGATTTAGATTCTTAACGATACTCCATGGTTCAACTCTTATTCTTATTGTATCACATTGTGTGAACTGGAATGTTCCGGATCCACCTTCGGCATCCACGACCGCTCCATTTCTCAAAAATTCTATTACTATATCACCCCTCGCCATATCTGGTGATACATCTGAACATCTTAGTGTGACTGGGACTCCTTGTGCTCTCCCTCTTGACTGAACTATTTTTCCTGGTGCTGGAACATAGAGCAGATTCAGTATTCCTGTTAGTGTAGTGCGTAGTTGAATTTCTATAGTGTGTACTCCATCAGTTCCTGATACGCATGTGACTATACCTTTGTTACCAGACCATCTTCCAGTAGTATATCTAATTCCGCCTCCTCTTTGAGTAAAATTTGGTCTTTGAAGCACATCATCAACAATTCCCGGTCTTAGTGGGTTTTCTATATTTACAATTTGAGGTTCGAGCTTAGCTGTATCATATGCAGACATATTGGCGATTGCAATCTTTGATACTTGAGCTCTAAGTCTAATATCTTCAATCAGCATTTTAACTACAGGTTCTAACACTCTTTGTTCTATTGCTCTTACTCTACGCGAACATTCAGTTCTTATCGCAGCGGCTATTACATCCAGTAGTCCATTCATTCCTTCTTTCATCGCTTCATAATCATCAGTTGATATCCGTGTTGAAATGGAGATCAAGTTCATATTTATAATATATGGTGTCAAAACAGCTGTCTGATCATGTAGCGCATATGTCTTGCCATTTACTCTAGATGCCAATGCATTGTAGTCATTTACTACTTGTTGACCCTTACTTGAAAGATTTGTATTTGATGATAATTCATATATACGTTTCTGCAGATCAACAACTGCATTCACTGTTTCGATGAGATCCATGCTGAAAGCTAGGTTGGAGATTTCTTTCC